TGCTGTCTAATAATTTCTGATTGAACAGCAGCACCAATAAGTTCTCCTAACTGTCTACTTCTATCATCATCACCTTCTGCTGACGAACCAGAAGCATCTACATTAACAACCATTGAACCTCCCATTGAATGGTTTGGAACGATACTACCGCTTGAATTAGGAACAAAAAGTTCTGGCCCTTTTTCCCCAACAACATAAGGATCGCCACCTGTTACAGGACCACCTGAAGCTCTACCGAAAATCTTACCCCATGTCTTGCTATTGGGGAAAAGGCTTACCAAGAAAGAGTTTATTCCGTACTGAAGAATTGTTCTTCCTATATCTTTAAGTACACTACTTGCCACTTCCCCTAAGTTCTTAGTTCCCTCTATAGCCGCAGATATACCATCAACTAAACCATTCTTTACTGTATCCCCGATCTGTTTATACATATCATTAACTCTAGCCAAGTTTGCAGCATCTCTAGCCCCTTGTTCGGCAGCCATTTTAGACGCTTTATCCTGACCAGCATTTATTAGTTTCTGCCTTTCCAGTATTTCTTTAACTATTTCATTGTAGCTCTTAGGGTCTTTTTTGTATTCATCGCTCTGCGCCCAGGGAGGTAACATAGCATCCTTACTTAATCCCCAAAGCCTCTGTATCTCTGGATCTTCAGACTTTTTAGCTTGGCTAAATAAATTCCTTCCTTGTATCTTCTTGGTCATCCACTGGACGATGCCTGTCTCCTCCAAAAATTCAGCAAAAGCAGCACCCATCTGAGTCATTGCTTTGGACCACTCACTAGCCAGTCGAGCAGTATTTTTACCAAAATCAGTTAGTGCCTTTACTCCTTTCTTGCCTACTAGATTTGCCATGCGTTCTCTAGCAAGAGATAGTGCCGCTTCCTTATTTCCTAAAGTGTTTATAGCTTTTATATTTTTCTCAAACTCCGTACCAGTTAATCCCATTGCTTTGACAAGTTCATCTGTACTTCCCCTAACAGGATCTAAGGCCATTCCCAACTGAGAAACACTACTTACGGCCTGACTAATCTGTTGTGTAACAGATGTAGCCATTAAACCTCCAGCAAAGCCTCCCATTTGACCGCCAAATTTAGCTCCTAAACCACCACCTACAGCACCAGCGGCAGCCGTTACTGGGCCTTGACCGAATAACAGTGGAAACGCACCACTAATAGCGGCACTTTGCCAAACACTTGAGCCTCCTCGTCCTCCTGTACCCGCTGGACCTGGAAGTAGTCTTCCTCCTCTGTAATTCAGTTTTGAGCTAGGGCCACCCTCCTTAGCCAGACGATCATTATATGCTGGAGATCCCACATCTAGAAAAGGATCACCACGCACAGGGGATTTAGCTCCTCCCATACGTGCGTATTTCGCAATCTCTTGATTCTGTTTTCTCATCCATCTCCATTTCCTCTCTTCCTTCTTCAATTGAAGGTCTAATTCTCTAGATATGTTTTTAAAATCACCAAATTGTCTCTCACTTTGAGCACTATTAAGTTCTCCATATTTCTGCCTTAGTTTATAGACATTTACACCCCTTCTATCTAGTTCTTCTATACGAGTCCTTAAGCTAAAATTCTTATGCTGTGCATTAACTAAAGCATCTATACTTTCTGCCATTTGCCTAGATACACCAAGGCTTTTGGCCTTACTTTTAGTTGTTTTTTCATTGAGTATTAGGTCATTTTTCTTTTCTGTGTTACTTAATCTATTGTATGATATTAGTTCTCTAGCAGCCTTAAAATCCCCCTCCATAGCCTTACTTATGGCTTCGGCATACTTAAGTTTTTCCTCCTCAATATCCTTTCCCTTTTTACTTAATCTGAGGCTTCTACCATACTGAACAGCATTAGAATTAAGTAGATTATTTAACCTTGTTTGTGTCTTAGTTTCCTCTTTACTTACTGCCGTCTTCTGCTTGCCTAGACCGCTTACCATCCCATCTAAGACACCTAATTGTGCCTTTAGATCTTCAGTATTTAGCTCTATATTTACTCTGTATGTTGCCCCTGCCACAGCTACACCCAGTAAATAAATTAAGTTTAGCGCATAGTTCCTATACTAGCCTTTCTCTGTGCATCTTTATACGCTTTATCTTCCTCTTCAGCTTTGAGTGTGTAGTATGCGCTCCAGGCATATAACTCTTCTGTGGACATACGTTCTCTTAGTTCCCTTAATGTGTAACCTAGTTGCTCTGCAATAAAGAACTGAAGTTTTAAATAGTTATTCTTCTTCAGGTGTGCTTTTTACGGCATCAGGGGCCACCTCCTCACCCAAAGATTGCATTTTAGCCATTATGTCTAGTAGTACAGCTAAAGGTACTTCCCTTCTTAGTCCTGCTCTATCTACGTCTGTAAATAGCCTCTTACCCTTCTCATCTTCTGCCTTATTAATAATTACTTGAAGTGCAAAGTCTAAGCTACCTTCATCATCAGCCTTATTCATTGCTTGTAGTGTACTGTTTATCTTGTCCCTATCAGCAATAGTTATGGGTGTCCAATAGATATTGAGTATTAGAGTTTCCCCCTTAAAAATGGAGTAGTTACTACGTTCTTCGACACTGAAGGCTTTCTTCAGTTTGTCTAATGCACTTTCTGTTGACATAAAAAGTTTGAGCTACTTGTGTAGCATAGCTTAGTACCTAAATTTATCAAACCCAAATGGTGCAAAACCTTTATGCAAATCACTGGTTAGGAAATACTTATGCTTCAAATAGATATAGAACCAACTAGGCTTACCCTCATTGGATGGAGCGACAAAATCAGGAACAGTAGACTTCTTACCATCCACAACTATATGCTCCCAATAAGTAACAGGAAATCCATCTGTATTAAGTCTGGTTGCTCCCCTCTGGTTTATTGAAAATCCTGCATGTTCAGCTTCGTTTCCTATATAAGTTGACCTACCTAAATTAAATATAGTTGGTGGGATTGGTTTAGGTTGTCTGGGCCTTTGCTCAGGTATAACATCAAAATTTGTTTTAGGTACTCTAGGTTTTGACGGTTGAACAGGGGAAGAACTTATCTTCCAACTCTTACCAAAACTACCAGTCCACCACGGACCAGTTTCCTGTAAAGTGTACGCTATCTCAGAAGCAGCATGAGCAATAGCAACAGAAAAATCTAACTCTATATCTTTAGCTAAATACTTTATATCTCTAGCCATTGGCAGTAAAATCGCAAGTAACTACGCTTAGATAATGACTGTCTCCTTCTGTATTCACAGATGTTGGACCGTTTATTTGGGATAGTCTGGGAGAAACACTGTACTTATCCACATAGGTTGATTTATTCAGTTCAGTGAAAGCATTAATAACATCCTGAGCTAACACCATTGAATCTCTTGCACCTTTGTTTTTAGGAGTCATAATACCGCAAGTTACAGAACCGCTGTAGTAGGCAACTGCATCTCCCTGCGGCTGCTGAGTAGCTTGACTAAAATCTATACTTACCATCACATATTTTTTACTTTTTCCAGGGGAAGTGAAAGGAGTGTTGTCAAAAACTACTGATACTGTTGGGTTAGCAGCTTTTAATGTGTCCTGAAGAGACTCTTCGATTGCTGCTCTGGCATTAGTGAGACTCATTAGAAAACAATGTCTATACGGAAAAGATACTCCTGACCACCTTTTAATGTGCGGATATTAGTTAGTTTAGCTATACGTGTAGACCCAGAAAAAGTAAGGGTAATTTCATCCTGTAACAGAGGCTGACTGTCTCCTATAAGATCGGGTGTTACATACACTCTGGCCGTATTCTCTTGAAATCCATTTGTCTCACTAGAATCTATAAATTCTATTGGTACTTTTATACTGTATGTTGTGTCAACAGAATTTAAGTTCCCTGTTGCAACATTGTATGTACCCATAGCCTTTCGGGTGTAAACAATACTTGTATCTAGGGACGATCCAAGATTGGAAACAACTTGCTTAGCGATGCTTTTGAGTGCGGTGTCGAGTGATCCTGCCATGATTAACCCCTAACAATTCCGACTTGCCAGCTACCTGACCCGCCTTTGCAATAAGGACCAAGGAAGGACTGTAACCAAGGGTAAACATCAAAGACATTATTTACTGTCCCTGTACCTTGGCTATCTCTTGCATACTTGACCTCAATTTCACCCAGTTTTACTTCTTCG